TAAACCCAAGTTCCATTTGGGTAAGGCATGGGAGAAATCACTTTTAGTTTCTTGCCAACCATCTATTGGCGTGGAGCCCTCTTTATTGGTTCCAGCAGTAGATGATTATGTTCAACACATGATCGGTTGCGTGAAACGCATTCCTGAACTTGCAGAATATGTGCGACCATTGTCCGAAATGGAGAATGTGTGTGGTATTGATGGTTTACGCTTTATTGATAAACTTAATCCGCATTCCTCTATAGGATATCCACTTTCTGGTGCGAAAGCGCAGTATATTGAGCGCTTGGACCCTGAAGAATTTCCTGGGGTCGCGTGTCCTGCACAATTGGATCAGCGTTTCTGGGACGAAGCTAATAGAATGGAAAAAGAATATATGAGTGGCAGGCGATGCCATGTACCTTTTAAAGCTTGTTTGAAAGATGAGCCAACAAAGAAAACAAAAGATAAAGTCAGAGTATTTCAGGCTTCGCCAGTAGCTTTACAATTGGTGACCCGGAAATATTTTTTGCCTGTCGTGCGTCTTTTGTCGCTTTTTCCATTAGATGCGGAGTGTGGAGTTGGAATTAATACTATGGGGCCCGAATTTGATGATGTAGTGAAGCATATGCGAAAATTTGGATCTGATCGTATTCTTGCTGGTGATTATAGTAAGTATGATTTACGCATGCCTGCTCAATTAATTTTGGCAGCGTTTGATGTACTAATTACGATTGCTCAGCAATTCGGTTACTCTGAAAATGATCTCGCCGTAATGCGTGGAATAGCAACTGATATTGCTTATCCTGTAATGGCGTATAACGGTGATTTACTTCAGCACTTTGGATCCAATCCATCTGGTCAAAATCTGACCGTTTACATCAATTCCATTGTTAATTCATTATTATTGCGGTGTGCTTACTTTAAAATTTATGAAGGAAAAAGGGTTCCTAGTTTTAGAGAAGTCGCTTCAATGATGACTTATGGAGATGATGTGAAAGGTTCTATAAAGGAAGGTTATGATGAATTTAATCATGTCACATATGCTCAGTTTTTAAAAGAGCGTGATATGGTTTTCACCATGCCAGATAAAGAGTCTGAGCCGACTCCATATATGAATGATGAGGATGCTGATTTTCTCAAAAGAAAAAATGTATATAATAAAGAGTTAGATCAGTGGATGGGAG